ATCACATCAGTAATTGGCAGCTTGGGGTTGTACGCGACTTGTTCAAAGTCATCATACTTAGCGCGGGCTTCCTCTTCCAGATCGTGATAACTCTCAAGAACTTGCGAGTGCTGCTTGGCCGCTTCGCGCTGCGCGATCAGTTGCTCGGCCTTTTGATAGGCCAACGCATCGGCGTAAGCCTCTGGCGTTTCAAACTGATCGACAGACTGTGCTGCCGGAGCCCTCAAGGTTTGCGTTTCCACAACCCTCTGTGCTTGTTCCCGTTCCCACTTTCGTTGCTCTCTTGCGAGGCGTTTTCCAATAGCTGCATCAAGTTCCTCTTGCGAGAATGTCTTGGGTGCTTCTGCTTCCGGCGCTTTAACTTCAGGTTCAGGTGCAGCCGTTGCTTCCTGTTCCGGCGCGGGGTCTACTACCGCTAGGTTTTCTTCTGACATTTTTCGATTCCATAGAATCCCTGGTGAACGCACCAGTACGTGTTTTCAGCATTATGCTAGAATTTTTACCACCCAGCCAAATCGGTGTATTTTTGACAATCTGCACCACAGTCAGCAAGGAACTCTTTCTTTTGTTCTGCGCCATAGCTGCGGCACTTTACTCGCTTGAGTTCCGTTTCCGTTTCCTCTAGCCATGTGGCTTCTAAGGTGTTGGATTTAATGTCGTGACAAACTGTCGCTAAATAATTCATGATGTTGCGCCTTTGATGATTGCGAAGTTAAGAGTTACTGCGTCTGAAAGAGAGCCAACTGAAATGTTTTTAAGATAAACGTCAAATGATCCAACGCCAGGGACAACCCACACGTTATAGTCTGCTCCATTTCTATGGTTCATAAGAACAGTATCAGTAAAAGCGCATACGCTGTTTGTAACCGTAAATACAACAGTTGTTGCAGGCAACAACGCTGCGTTGTTCATCGTTATCTGACCAGTAGGCTTGTTCAGCGTTACACCTGTTGATTTGCTTGTTGCTTGCGTAACAGTGCCGCCAGAACCTGTGCCGTAACCAAGACCAGCGGCGGAAGTGACAAGTGTATTGCCGCTGGTATCTATCTTGACGCGCTGACTGCCCGCTACGTAAAAAACCATTGGCAAATATGTGCCTGTAGCCGGAGTCCCCAGAAAATCAGACGCCAGTCTTATCTCTGTACCGCCTCTTACATCAAAAGTTGCTCTTTGGGCATTAAGAATATCCGAGCCGCCAAATAAAGCCATTTGCGAAATTACAGACGTTCCATTTGGAATAGCTGTAACAACAGTATTCCCGTTTACAGTTGTTGTTTGAAATGCTACGCGGTTAGTTTGAGTTGCGTTACTAAAATCGCCAGTAATTCGTTGTGCAGTGCTGCTAAAAGTTAAATTACTAGCCGAAATGGTTGCGGACGCCATACTAACAGAGCGACCTGCTGTTAAATCAGAAACGGCAACTTTTACGGTTGCGCTTGACTGAACAACAGGGAGTACCTCAGTACCCGCCAAAGGCGTGGTAGCAGAGGTTAACGCTGTTATTTTGGTGTTTGCCATTTACGCTAATTTTTTAACAAAACCGCATTTTTTTCGTCTTGTTCAGCAATTTGTTTTTGCAACTTAGCAAACGTATTTGCGGCCACTTTTAACGGCAGTTCACCAAGACCATTAACAATTATTTGTGCGTCTTGTTGAGTTAATACAAGTGTGTATTCCATATTAGCCTACCAATAAACGGCGCGATGTGCCGCCAGAATCTTTAATAAAAATATAACCTGTTGGGCTTAACGCGCCAGCAGTAAAAAACCCAAAACTAACAGTTCCACTACCTTTAGGAACTAAGTTAATATCAATGTTTGTGTCCGACCCAGCGGCATTTATTGTAGTTGCGTTGCTAGACAATACGCCCGCAGAAAAAATTAAACCGTTAGCAGGCGTCAACCCTAAATCAAAGCTATATAAGTCAGTTACGCTATTTGCTTCAATACTTACTTTTGTATTTTTAAATAATAAATATTTAGTTATTGCCCCAAGGTCTGCACCGTCTGAACGAATAATAGCCGTTTGTAACGTAGCGGATGCCCACCATTCAATTTGATGCCCTTTTCCCATTTTAATAGCTGCTGCGTTGCCAGTTACGCCATCAGAACCTGTTAATGCGTCAGCATCAAAACAAATACCTGTGTTCCAAGTGTTGCTATTTTTACCTATAACAATACCTACGTTATTTGGGTTTGCAGATGACCCGTTATATGCAGGGTCGCCACCGCCAGCAAAAAAAATGCCAAGTATGCCGTTTGAGTCTCTAGCGTATGGGCTGCGAATGTGATTTGAGCCTTTATTTTTACCGGCAATTTCTAAACCGTATGAAACACCGGCGTTAGCTTCTCTTGATACTTCAAAATACCCAGCCCAGACAAATAAATTACCTACATAATCATTCCACCCAAGCGAAGCCATGCCGATACCAACGCCGCCAGCTTGATTTATCGTTGATGTTCTAACGGCAGAAAATTCTCCGATGTACCCATCGCTATCGGGAAGGGTAAATAATTGAGAGCCGCGCTCCAACCAATATGCTCCAAAAGCATTGTTGACCCAAGACTCACTAGCGCCATTTGATTCATTCCCGCTTGTGCGCACGGCTTCACCAATAAACACACGATCTGGGATTCGTCTATTATTTGGCGGCGGTGTTTGATTAGACCAAAAGTTAACTGGTAATTGACTAACGGCGGCGCTTACAGCATAAGACTCAGACGAATAATCGGTAGATGATATAGTCTGACGCAATTTAGCTTGAACCGTAGTTGCTACAGCGCCAACACCCGCAGGATCATATTGAACATTTGAAGCGTTTGTTGCAATACCAGTGCCGTTAATTCCTGTAATGTTGTCCCAAGTGGCGATTAAAAAATTTGCGCTGGTGTACAAAACAAATTTGTAATTACTTCCAGCGGTTAACCAAATCTCACCTGTAGCAACACGGCCCGCTGAGTTAAGCACAATTGGATTAGTGTGCGCTGTAGCGCCGGATATAGACGTGTATGTTGCTTGAGGTGTGGAAGTGCCAGCAGTGTAAGAATACAGCTTCCCGCCTGACAATATGACACCGTTGTTGTCAAAAAACTGTTGCCCTGCTCCGGCAAGTGCGGAAAGATTGACGGTCATGGTAAGCCTTATTCGTAAGCAACGGTAAACGCGGCAGAAGTTCCAGCCAGCACAATGTACAACCCTTTATTAAAAAACAAGCCTGCCGGGATGTTTAAATAACTTGTGCCTGCTGACACGGCAATTGTGTCCGAAATCTTAGGGTCGCTAGTGTTGGCAGCGCCAGAATCATAAATTGTCAAAGTGCCGCTAGATGACGCCGATACAAAAATACCGAACAGCTTGCCAGCACCAACTTTGATTTGTGTTGTCGCTGCGGTTTGGGTGTAATTAGCCATGATGTTTCCTTATGCTAAGAATTTTAGCTTGTAGAGGGTTCGCAAATAAACCTCAACGATGTTATCTATAAGTTGTTGAATTGTCGAGTCAGACTTATCACAGACTTCGTAGCGGCCTTTTTCAATTTCATCAAGCTGGGCCTGCAAGAACTCAATGATGTTTGTGGTCTTCTTAGCCGCTGGAATAGCAATAGGGCCAATTAGACCATGACGGCCTTGGTAGGCTTCGGCAAAGTCGTCCGCAACGCCAATAATACGCTCATAGAAGATATTAAGCGCGACGTGCTTGGAGTAGCTGCGGGTGTTCAAGTGGACACTGTGGGCCACATTGCGGCCTAAGAACAGTAGCCCCATTAGTTGTGCGGCGGTCATTGTGGCTGCTCCATCGGTGGCATAGGTTGCGGCATCTCTGGCATACCTTCCATGCCTACGTCCATTTGCTGCTCTGGCATCTCAGGAATACCGCCAATTTGACCGTTAGACTCCATTGCAGCCGCCACTACGCCCATAGCAATATCTTGAATCTGCTGCTCGTTCATGCCCGCTTGCGTAGCGGTGATGCGCTGTGTCTCAGCTTGGTAAGCCTTAATCTCAGCCTCGTAATCCTTGCGGCGTTGCTCTTGCATCTCAATGGACTTGCCGACGTTCTGGAGCATGGTGTGCATCTGCTCCATCTCTTGGCCCATAGCTTGCATCTGCTGCTGTGCAGCTTGCAACTCTGGGTTTTCATCGGCATCGCTCATTAACTTGGGGTCAATGGTCTTGGCAAAACGCTTTGCCATCTCTTGGGCACCAGGCCAATCCATGTTCTTGACAAACAGGTCACCGGCCACTTGCCATAGCTGCGGGTTGCCTTGCAGTAACTGACCCATTGCCTCTAACGCCTCTTGGCGTTTGGTCGCGTAGCCTGGGCCGGTGGTAGCCACCACATCGTACTTGCCCACGCCAGGGTTGTAAATTTTGTCAATCACAATGCCTTCTTGATTGACAATCTTTTTGACCGGCTCTTGCTGCATCGGGTCAATCTTGACCATGCTGGTCTCGCCGTCCTCACCAATGATGCGAGCAATGCGCTGTGTGTCGTAGATTTTGGGAATTAGGTCAATCAGTTGGCGGGTCAGATACCGCACACCACGGGCCAAGTTGTCACCAAAGTGGTATGTCCCGACATCACCCTCACGCTGACGCGCAAGAATCGCTTTTCCTGAGCGCTCGTTGGATGTCATGCCCAAAGAAGCGTTATATTGGCCTGTGGATGCCTTGATGTCCTCAGAAGCCCCCGCTTTGGCCTGTAGGAGCCCGCTGGAGGCCATTGGCGGTTGGGCACGCTGTGGTAGTGGCAGCGTAGCGCCCGCGCCGTCTGTAACGTCTGGATTGACCTCCAAATACGGCCAGTTGGTTGTATTGGCGGTCTTCCATTGGTTTTCGTAGCCCTCAAACTGACCGCCGTAGCCGATAAATGGCGCTTTGGGGGCCAAGGCCAGCATCTCTGCCTCTTGGGACACCCAATAGTTGTACATCCGTTGGGCGTCCTTGGCGTTTCGCACCAAGCCGGACACATACAAACGGCCATCAACTTCAAATTCGTTGCCCACAATGCGGACAATCGGGATATATTTGCCCGCCCACTCGCGTTCTTCCAAGATTTCGTAGCCGTTTATCTTGCAATACTTGATCCGTGGCCGATCAGACTGCCTAGACTTCTTTGGCTTGCCATACATGGCCCGCAATTGCTTGTCTTCAGGCGTCCCCTCAAAGGCCGTGGCGTTGCCAGGGTACAAATTGAGCGTTGCATTGTCGTAATCAACGTAGTAGTAGTCCGCAACGCGAATGGTGTCCTCATTAAGCCACTGAGACAGGTTCTGGTCGCCCACACCAAGCGTTTGCAGGGTGGTAATGGGCGCTGAGTCGGGGTACATCCGCTCGTAATCGTCTTTGCGGATGTCTTCGGTCACAAAACAAAACTTGGCGTCCGCGCCGCAAGGGTCTTGAATTGCTGGGTCCATGTAAACCGAAAAACTGTTGCGAATCCGGCCAATTTTAATGTCTTGGTCAAAGGTATTGTCGTCGCAATACTCGGTCAGGATTCGGATGTAGCCTTCGCCGTATGAGACTTGGTTTTCGCAGGCGGTGTCGTAAGCAACATCTGCGTCCGAGATGTATTCAATATGCCTGACCATGCCGTTGAATACTTCTGCGACGGCGATGTCGGCCTTGTCATCGGCTGGAATAACTTTGCCTGTTGGACGGTTTTGTCGTTGGTCATTGGTGACTTGCCGGACGTGCTGCGGCAGTTTGTTGATGGTGAGACACGGGCGGGCGTTGATGGTCTGGCCTTGCACCGCGCCGCGAGTTGCCAGCACATCGGCAGGCCACTGCCAGTGGTTGTCGGGCGAACCAGCGTAAAACTTCAGGTCGTCAATCTCATCCTCGCGGGATTCAGACAGCGCCGATATTGCCATGTCCAAGCGGCTGCGGGCGGTTGCTAGTACGTTAGAACTGTCGTCCTTCTTACCGCCGCCATTAGCAACGTTACCTACCGCCACCATGCCTGTGTAATCAGCCATTATTTTTTACCCTTTGGGGCTGGGGCGCTGCGCTTAACGGCGTAAGCAATTGCCACCGCCTGTTTTACGGGCTTGCCAGCTTTGACTTCGGCCTTGACGTTTTTGCGAAAGGCTTCGGGTGTTTTTGATTTAACCAGTGGCATTGTATAACCTTTAATCGTCGCGGTTGTGGATAGTGCTAAAGGTGATTTTCACAGCTTCACTCAAAGCACCACCACCACCTTTGCGGTTAGCCAATGCAATGTCAGCATAGCCTGTACCAATATCACCAACATACGCCACATAATCACCTGCGACAGCCACGCCGCCCGATATGTTTAAGATTAACACATCATTGGTTTTGATAGTGCTATTGGTCATGCGAAAAATGACTGTCGTATTATTGCCTAGTGACGCATCGTCCATAGTAATGCGTCCAGTCGGGGTGTTCAGCGTCACAGGCGTGGATTTGCTAGTCAACTGAGTTACTTCGCCAAAAGCGCATGAACAATAGCCCAACTCCTCAGTAGCGTACACCGTAGTGCCGCGCATGAATTGAGGGTCGGTGCGGCCAATCACACCGCCATCAATGTCTTGATCGCGGTACGCAACGCCAATGGGTTTGCTGTCGCTCATTTATTTTTTCTTTGCCGTTTTAGCCGAGTCTTTAAAATCCTTGGCCGTTGGCGCAGCCTTGCTGCCAACCTTGTTCATTTTTTCTTTGCTGCCAGCAGCGATGCGCGCCTGTTTTGCGTGAATGTTTGCGTACAAGCCAGGTTTAGTAGCCATATCAACACTTCCATCGTTTAAGGGCAGCTTTAGCGCGTTCGCCGTCTTTGGCGTTGGCCGCTACAGCGCCCATTCTTGCACAAAATGAATCCTTGCGGCCCTGATCTGCTTTGGTCTTGGGGTTTGGGGCTGGCGCTTTAAGATTGGAGCCGGTTGCCGCATTGTACTTCTCGCGCCCCTTGGCCGTCAGGCCAGCGCCTTTGGATGTGGGCAGCTTCTCGCCACGTCCAACAGATAAAGATACTTTTTTCATGAGCCCATCCATGATGTGTGCATTGCGCCGTCTTGAGCGTTATAGCGGCGAGTGGGCTCAGTATACTCGCGGTGAGCCACAGGAAAAGCAAACGTCACGCATATAGCGTCCGCTGCGTCTGGTGATGCTAAACCCCGTGCTTTCATTTCTTTCTTGCTCTCCAAGAAGATTGTTCCGCGTGAATCAGGTTTCATTTTAGGCGAAATCAAATCCGTTTTCAAAAACCTGTCGGTAGGGATACTAGCAGATTTCAACCATTCTCGCATCTCACCCCACATCTGCGCGCGCATATTTCCGTACATTATCGGGTTTTTGGCCTTATTCCCAAAGTTCACGCCCTTAATCTTGTACCGCTGCTCTTTAAGCCTGTCCACAATTCCAGCCCCCAACCCGCCCTCGTCGATCACCACCAGAGTCGGCTTGTACTCTTCAATCGCGTCAATTACATACCCCACGACCGTCATCGTGTCGTCGCCCCGGTGCCGCGTTATGTTAACAATATCCCGTCCTTGCCTAACCGCAATCACCGTCGCATCAGCCCCAAACCGCGCAGGGTCAACGCCAATAATAATCGGGGCCGACAAGTCCTTGTACCTGTCCCGCTTCATAGCCTCGTCCACAATGTCCGAACCAATAAACTGGTCATCCCCAGCACTAGGAAACATCCCGTAGACCTCGACGTGCGCCTGGCTACTGTCCGGCCCATACTCCTGAATGATCCTTTCATACACCTGTTTATCCGTCCCCTCCACCGTGCGCGCGTCCACCACCCTAGTCTGCCAAAACGCACGCTTAGAGTTAAACGCTTCGTAAAAATACCCCGTGTTGCGCCGTGGGTTAGAAAACGCCAGCCAAAACCTATTGGGCGTGTTCTCCGTAAAAAATCCACCAGTAACCGACCAAATTGGATCAGCAATACCCGACGCCTCATCAAAAATTACCAACACACCATCATAGTTATGCACACCAGCATAAGCATCAGGATTCTCTTCCGACCACAACCTACCCTCTACACCCCAATACCTCGTCCCCTTCTTTAAATCCGTCTCCACCAACTCAGTCAAC